TCATCATCCTCATCTTCATCATACGAAAACGTTTCTTCCATGTAAAAGTCAATTTCGTCTAAATCTAAATGTGGCTTTGTTTTTTTGTAATATTCTTTTAATAAAACTTCTGGATCTACTTTTGAATAATCCGTATTTAAACGAGTATAATCATTAATGTCCCCTCCTGTTTCTTCCATAAACGCAATTAACTTTTCTACATTTTCTGGCAATGGTTTACCTGATACTTTTAAATCATTAATTGCTTTATCTGCTTCTGCTTCAAGTTCTTTAGCTTCTTCAGTATTAGTTTCAATATTAACTACTACTACTTCTTGCTCTTCACCTTGATTGGTAATGCCGTCTTGTTGGGTGTTTCCTTCGACCACTTCTTGCAATCCCACTTGGGACTGTTCTGGCTGTAGCACGCCTTCATCTGTTGTTTGCTCTTGAATGGCATTGTCTTCTGGTTTAATTGTTAAATCTACTTTTGCAATTGATTGAACTGATGCATCTTTTACAACAGGAACCCTTGCTTTTTTAATTTTAAAGTCACCTTCTTGCTTAATTGTTTCTTCCATGATAAAATATTATATAATTAATTGTTTTGTTCTATTTAGGAGAGAACTGCTCCAAACCAAATCCACCTAGATTATCAAATCCTGCTGATTCAAAATCTTTTGGTAATGTATTATTTTGTCTTTGTTCAATCAATTCAGATTGTTGTGTGGCTTGTAACTTTGTTCTTTGATCTTTACGATCTTCCATTTTGTTAAGTTTTTCTTGAGCTTGAGCAACCTGCATTTCTGCTAATTGCATTTGATAACTAAATTCTTCTGCCATCAATTGTTTCTTTATCAATGCTTCTTGTTGCATCTTTTGAATCTCAAACTGTAACTTAGACTGTTCTAATTGTATCTTTTGTTCTGTAATTGCTTGTTGCTTTTGTACTTCAGCCATTGCTGTTTCCTGCGCTAACTGAGCATTTGCTTGTGCTTGTGCTTGAATATTAGCTTGCTGATTAGCTTGATCCCTATCCATTTTTTTCTTTCTCTTGTATTTAAGAGATTGATTAGCTAACTTAATATTCTTAATTTGTCTTAAGTCAATAGCGTCTTCAAGATCAATTCCGCCTGATTGTAAAGCAACTTGTATGTTTTGTTCTAATTGTGCTTGCTCTTCATCGTCAGGTTCTAATTCTAAGAATATACCAAAATCATGTAAATTTAAATTTTGTAATTCTTTTAATGTTTCAACTGATGAAACCGATATACTTTGCATTAATGAACTTGCTGTTAGCGGGAAGTTTAATGAATCGGCAACTCTTCTTGAAATGTTTTCACATACACGTAAGGTTAAATATAAACTAGATTGTAATATATGCCTTGTTGCTGTGTTTGAATTTGCTGCTGCCATTTTTTGTAATCCTACTAAAGCATCTCTATCAGGTGTACTAGCATCTCTTGCTTCATTCAATCCGGTTACATCACGTATCATCTGTAAATAATATTGATATGTTTGTATCAATGATTGTATCTTACCACTACCTGATGAAGTTTGTAATTCCTGAATCGGCACCTTAGCTCTATTCATATCACCATCCTGTGTCATGGATCTACCAACTATACTACCTGTTTGGAAATACATATTTAATGCTTCTGCCGCATTATATTTTGTACCATTACCTAAATCAACCTCAGCTAATCCATCAACATCGACAAATACACCATCAGGAACTAATCTAGCTAATACTTGTTGTATCTTTAAATGTGTTAACTGGATCATATCTGCAAATCCTGTTATACGACTTACTAATGATTCAATTCTACCTTTGTACATTCTTGGTGCACAAATAGCATAATTCATTTGAACTCTTGTTGTATCAGCAAATGGTCTTGTCATATTTTCTGCTAGTTTCCATTCTAACATTTTTTCGTGACCTAATATTTTTGCTCCTGAGTATATAACTTCTATACTTCTTGATACTTTACTAAATGAATCATTTTCTGGCGGATTAAAATCATCTGTTTTTTCCAATGCTTTCTCTAAACCAACATCTGTTTGTTTAATTTTAAACACTTGGTTAGAAAATGTTTTATACTCAAAATATAACACCTGTACATTAGAAGTGTCATAATCTTGTCCGTAATAGTTACGAGTATAATTTACATCACCTGGATATTTTTCAATCTCTTCTAAGTCAGCTTTTGTTAAATGTGGAAATTGCATTTTAACCTCTTCTAACGTAATAGATTTAACTTCACCAACATAATATATATCTTCAAAGTTTGGATCCTCTGTGTAAGAGTAAACAAGGTTAGCAGGATCAACATAATCTATTGTTACTCCTTCTGCTTTATTCCAATTTGTTTTTGTTGCCGCAATACCCAAAACAACTAAATCATAATTTAATCTTTTGTTTATTAACGGATATTTATTATTATCTAATATTTGATTTATTACTTCTTCTTCTGCTATTTCAATTTCTTGTTTATAGCTTAGTTGCATCCTAATTTCTAACTCTTCTTTATCTTCTGGTAAATTATCAGGATCAGGACTACTGTACATATTTGCTCCTAAAGTACCTTGTATTTTATCCAATAAAGGTTTAGTAAGCATATCTTTTAATATATTAGCCGCAAACCCTGTTCTTTTCTTAATTGAATCAGGATCTTGTGCGTATGCTTTAATATCGTAGTTCTTACTAGATATACCGTTAACAACGATGTCAACAAATTTAGGTATAACTGGAACAGGTTTCCAGTCAAGATTCAAATAAGATAAATCACCATTGATTGATAATTCATCTTTATACTTTTGAACCGGTTGTTCTCCTCTAGCATATAATCTTAATCTGTGAAAGTTTTGCCAGTTGGATCCCCATCTGTTTCCAGCTCCTCCAACTCTATCTCCTCTAAACCATTCGTTTTCAATAGCTCTACCGACCAAGGCCCCGTATTCGTAGCTTTGTTTCTCTGAATCCGGTACTACCTGACTAGGAAAAGAACTATTATTATTAGTATAAACCATCTATTATATTATTTTTGAACTAAAACCTTCGTTATTATATTTTTTGAAACCTAGTGATACCGTGTCTTTTATAGCGCGGAATACAGGTGTGTAAGCGTTTTTGTTACAAGCCATTATAGCTAAACCTGAACTAATAGTAGCATCATGCTTAGTTCTATTGCCTATATTAAATCTAGACCAGTCATTTAAAGTTTTTTGGAAATACATATTACCATAACCTCCTTCTAATAATCCTACATTTCTGTCTATATAAGATTCGATTGCTGCAGCATGCGCTTGTAACATATCCTGTGAAGCTGAAGGTATACCACCAATTTCTTTTTCTGCTGGTGATAAGTTATTATATACTTTATCAGGTCTATTCATTGAATAACCTCTATAACCTCTTCTCTTTAAATAATAAAGCAATCTAGGTTTGTTATTCTCTGCTAATATTGGCATTCCATAAAATACCAAAGCCATTAAAACATCCTCAAAGAATATCTCAGCTGTTTGTGGTCTAGCTATGTATTCTAAAAAGAAAAGACTAGGTGGAACATCTTCCATTGAGAATTTTGTTAATCCGTGTAATGCACCTTTTGATCCTCTGCTTTCATCAACAGTTCCTGATATATCATAGCTATCACAACCAAATGCACCGCAATGTTCGTTACCAGGGTATTTAACTCCATTCTTTATAATCACACGATTTTGTAGATTTAGCGGTGGAATCCAAGAAATTAAAAATCTACCATCTTTATTTGGTACAAATATAACTTTAGTATCTTGTATACCGTTCTCCCATTGGAAGCTACCTTGTGTTAAAACATTTGAGTTTCTTAGATCATCATTGTAATCTATTTGCTCATATATTTTTGTAAGATTAAATAAAGATTGCTTTGCTTCATCTCTGAATGCATGTTGTTCTGTTCTTGGAAACTGTCTGTAGTATTCGTTTAATGCGTCTTGATCTGATTTTAAACCATCAACTTCATTTTGCCAATGTTCAATAACCCCATAATCAATCCACATATCATCTGCTCCTTTAACCGGCTGTTCTGGTGTTAAGAAAACAGGCATACCA